CGGTGGACCTCATGCGGGAGCAGTTGAGGGATGTACTCGAGGAGATTAATCTCCTCATCCCAACTCCTCTTTATACACTACCGGAGGACTACAACCGTTCTCTGACACAGGACGGCGATTGGTTGTTGCCTGTGGAGGACATAATTCCCACTGTCCGACGTTATATGGTACCGGAGGCCAGTAGTGCCATAATAAAGGCTCGCCAGTCACTGTTGAGCTTCAAGGGCAAGGGAATGTCCGAGGACGAGGTTGGCAAGGCCGTTGGCGAACGTATGCCTGAGTTGTCCCACTACGCCAAAGTTGTGTCGCCGGGTGTCCCCTTACCTGAGTACTGGAATAGTGTGAGGTGGCTGGTTGAGCATATCCCAGCGAGTGTGGCCAACTTAGTGGCCAAGCGGGCTGTGATTTCTGAGACACCCCGTGCTGGTCCTATGGCAATAGCTGCAGCCGCAGCTGATGTGAGTGAAGGCGACGAAGTCTTGCTCACCAAGCGTGGGAATCTTGGATTCTCCGCAGATCCATCTGCCCCCACGGCTGAGATACTAGCTGAGATAACTGGTATCACACCGGAGGAGGGGAAGGATGATGCAGCCGTTCCGGATTGGGCTGACGACGTTGAATCCGAGGCACTCTCCAAGTCGGAGGAGAGTTGGCCTGACATGGACGAGGTCAGCGGCACAGGGAGTGCTGCTAGGACTGCTGCCATTGCAGGTTATAAGAAGCTGTTTCCAGACAAGCTAGATCCAATGCTGGAGGCAGCCTACGACACCTTTGGGAATACACACGGGTTGGGGTTCCTGTTCGCATATGCGAATTCTGATCCGTATGACATGCGCACAGCTGATCTGATTGCTGGTTGCATAAAAGCCAAGCTCGCACCCGAAGGCATTATCCGACAGATGCGGGCTCGCATTCGCGACTACTTTGTGGGCAGTGGTCAGCGTTTCCCAACCACACTATCTCCGGAAGAGAAGAAGGAGACCAGGCGACGGTTGGTTGAGTTGGAGTTGGTGAGGACCTTTCCGATAGTCCCCAACGGGTTGCCGTGCCTGGTGAACCTCGGCCCATATGCTGACGTTGAGCATGCAATAGAGCTCAAGCGCGACACTGCAGGCGAAAGCGACTGGTTGTCTAGTAACAATTTAAAGATGACCGGAACGCTGGCCGGCAAGTATGCTGGTCCTAGCAGGATGCCTCCTCCTGTCTGGATCGACCCCAAGGGCGAAGACATTGTTCGGAAAGAGATGAGCAACGTCATCGTTACCAACGTCTACGCTGACGGGATGCCCAATTTGGTGTGTCTTGTCGACGGACGATTTGGAAACGAAGTGGTGCTCAGTAAGTTCCGACAGCCCATTCGACCCTTCTACATTGAAGGCGACCCGGTCAGTTATCTTAACTGCACGAAGATGAACAGTCCTACAGCTGACGCCCTGCACGCTAGGCGTCAACCACAGATTGTCATCCATTCACCGAGCAATAACTTGCTCGAGAAGTTGGTTGATCATTTGTGGAAGGAAAAAGGAACCTGGACCATCGTGTGCACGAATGCGGGTAGGCTGAATGTGGAGCGGTTGGAGCGTATGGCTATCGCCAGGCGCGAGGCTGAAGAGAGGCGTCAGAAGGCCGCTAAGTTGGGTCTAGGCGGCGGGCGAGGCAATCCGTTCGGTGGAGGAAATCCATTCGGTGGCGGCAACCCCTTCGCTGGGCGCGGACGCGGTGGACCCTCGGATGAGGCTTGCGAGATATATGTGCAAGACGTGTTGGACTGCATTGCTGATGACGGCGGGCTCCCATTCTGGGAATCTGTTGCCTGTGCCAGCATATGCTTCCAATGCGCCAAGCGCCAATCAACGCGGGCTGCTTACGTCAAGTGGGCCGAACATGGTGCCGCTTTCACCATGATCGCCCAGGGCCAACGTGATTGGGATGTCGAGGGCAATGCCGCAATCGATGCCTTGGTCCACACAGGGGTAACCACAGTCCATAAGGACTCCCCTGGCCAGAGCCCATCTGGCGAAAACCTGGCTGGGCCATCTTCAGCCACTTTGGCAAGTCATGAGGCCTCTGACAGTGACTGGTACCAAAGATTCTTGGCCAGGCACAGTTATTGGAAGGTAGTGGGTTATTCCAATAAGCTGCGCACGCTGCTGGATGATGAGGATGCGGCCACGGCAATGGCTTGCCGTATGGTGGGCCCTAGCGGTGACTTGACTCCTCTTGAGCTGGTGCGTGCCTTGATAGCCGAGCGATTCCGCGGGTGCGGCGATGGCTACTGCTGGTGCTCTGAGGAGGTTCCCAAACCTTTGGATTTGAGCAGGTCAACCGGGCCATGCAGTGTGGCAACCGGGGTACACCCGTGTCGCTGCCAGCGTGGTCTTGATTCTGACACCAAGCGGTGGAACATGCTTTGCATTTGGAAGCAGTCCGAGGCTGCCCGGAATCCGTGGCTCAGGTTGGCAGCAAACCCAAGCGCTGTGTCCGTTGACGACTTGCGCTCTATCTGTGAGGAGGTTAACATCTGCGCCCCCCCAGAAGACGATTGGCCCGAACCAATGGAAAACATCCAGCTGGGAGGCATGCCCATCAATTGTACTTTGAAGATGGCTCGACATGCGACTCAGGGATTGGGTCTGGATCGATGGCTCATGAAGTGCAATGGGGCTGAGCAGATGAAATGCGCATTTGTAGTGTGGTTGAGCTCCCTTTCAACTGAAGTGCGCTTGGAGCTGGAACGATTCGATCTTCATCGTATGAGCTTGAAACAGTGGCTGACTTGGGATACCGAGTGTAGCATCCTGATACGCCGCGCTGCCATGGTCGGGCGGCTGAAGGGAGAAGCTTGGCTGCAGCTACGCAAAGTGGGCGCAGTGTGTGCCAGGCATGCAACCGTGGCCGATTATGATGGTGAACGTCATGATCGTGTGACCAAACCGGTGCTGAAGAGGTGCCTAGTGGCCAACTTCGAGGAGGAATACTCGATTTGGGCTGACCGACTGGCCGAGCATGCCACCCTCGCGGTGAGCAAGCGGAATGACCATCGGACTCTTCGCGAAGCCTGGGACATGCGTGCAGTGAGCGCACCATCTGGCAGTAGCAGTTGTTCTGCACTGTTGAGCGTCACTGGCCGTGGTTCGGATCGCGCTGCTCCATCCGATCGCCCCAGCAAGAAAGCAGTATTGTCCTCCCTCCCATGGAGTTGGGTATGTGACGGACTACAGCTCCTCCCAGTCAATTATGGGCGAGCAAGCACTAAACCGGAACCCAAGAACCGGGCACGAACTCTCATCGCTACAGGCGACCTCACAACCTCTATCGCAGACCACGCTTTGCGTGGCATGGAGGGAAGTGGGAACTTTGGCGGTATGGCTGCAACCCAGCGTCCTGATGTCATTGGGCGTTGGATAGAGAGTGCAGCGCATGCTTGTAGCATCAAGATTTCGGCGGACTTGGATAATCAGAATTGGCAGCACACGTTGTGGGAGTTGGAAACAATGTGGCGCGCTCGCGCTCGGGGATTTGAGCGTAGGGACGGTGAAGCATCCGCTGAGCGGGCTGCGAGCTGCCATTTTGTTGCCAATGGCTTCAAGCGTAGCGTGGTGCGCTTTGAAGGGCACAATTACAGGGTATTCACTGGAATGTTCTCAGGTCATCGGGGAACAACCTGGGACAATACTAGTGACCACGAGATCGATAGACAGATCGCATTGGGCGAAGTTGCACGCCTTGGCATACATTGCAACATGTTTGGCGTTAGCGAGTCGGGCGACGATGAATTCGCTGCTGTGGAGAAATGGGAAGAAGCAGCTAGTTATATCCAGGTACAACGAATGCTTGGAATTCGCATGAACGCAAAAAAGCAGTTGGTTGGCAGACAGCATGGTGAGTACTTGCAGCGTTGTGTGAGTGACAACGCTGCTCCAAGGCAAGCTGTTGCAACCATCGTTTGCACTCTGTGCACTGGGAACTGGTATCGCCCAGTAGGCACTTGGCTAAACAGTGCTCTCGATACCTGCTGCGCAAATTGGCTCGAGGCCAGTTCGCGCGGCATTCCCCGCACGGTGGCGGCGCGGATGTGTGGGATGATATTAGACCAGCTCATGGTTGATCGTTGGCATACTAAGTTGCCCCTTAAATGGCGACAGTACGCGCGTTCCAATGAGTCTGGCGCAGTGTTGTTCGCCGAGTGCCCCGGTTTCGGCGACGGGGTCGCTCCCGATTTGGTTGTCCGTAACCGACCGCGATCAAATTGGCGTAGCGAAGGTGTCTCTGATTATTATGAGACCCCAGAAGGTCGATGGTTGCTCTCTCTGCTCGACAAGGAGTGGATGACTGAGCAATGGAAGGATTCAGTGGCGTTTGATGCACACGCTAGCTGTGAAATGGGTTACATAAGGGAGGAGAATAGCAAGATAGTAGCTGAGCGCTGGGAAAAGGGCTACGACTTTGTTGAGGTTCCCTTAGGCCTACCGGAGCTGCGGCCC